TTAGAGCGTAAATTTATGGTCTATTGTGATAACAACCCAGGCATAATAAATTGGGCAAGTGAAGAATTACCTATAAGATATTACAATCCTATTGACAAGAAATATCATAGATACTTTCCAGACTTCATACTAAAAACAGACAAAGGTAAAAAAATGTTGATTGAGATTAAACCTTCTCGTCAAACAACTCGTCCTAAACCACCTAAAAAGAAAACTAAATCGTATATGCGTGAGAGTTTTGAGTTTATTAAAAATCAGGCAAAGTGGAAAGCGGCAACATCATATGCTGAAGATAACGGTGCTGTATTTAAAATAATTACTGAAAAAGATTTAGGATTTTAAGCAATCTTATTTGCCCAAATATTATTAACATCTGTAACTGCATTACCAACCATAGTTGTTGTTTGTTGATTATTTGATGTCATTGCATTTGAGGACACAATATTAGAGTTCAATTTACCTGGTGGTGCTTTTACTGCCTCATTTTGTAGAGTTTGATTCATAGCAACTCTTTCGTCTTGTGTTATTCCTGCTAATGGTAAACCTTCTTTTTGTTTAATTACAAAATAATTAGGGTCGTCAGGTTGTACTATTCTTTTATTAATTTTACTATAAAAAGGTGACTTCGGATCTTTTGGATCTCTCTTTGACATAACTTTAGGATCCTGTACATAATCAAGTTGCTCGTGGTCTGCCTCTTGTCCTGATGTGCCTGCGTCCCCTGGTGATTCTTTACCTTTAAATTTATCAACTATTTTCTTTAAACCTAAAAACCCACCGATTACAACGGCACTTGCCGCTAATGCTAATAAAACTTTTTTATCTGTTAATATTCTTAATAAGTTTACTGCAACGAGAGCCATACCTGATAGTACTTGTAAACCTATTGTTTTAATTAATCTACCAAAACCTTTTAATAATGGCATAAACAATTTACCTAATAATTTCAAAGGTTTCAATAAATCAAATACAACATCTTTCAATATCATAAATGGTTCCATAAAACCTCTTATCTGATCTGTAAATGAATCAAATATCTCCATAACAAAACCAGGTGTATATTCTCTTATACCTTCACCACCACCTCTTCGGTCGCCACCACCTCTTCTCTTAAATCTACTAAAGAAACCTGTGCTTGGTAAATCTTCTTCACTTTGTATATTTAAAACCTTCATAAGGTTTTGTTTTTGTTCTTCTAATGTTTTTATATTCTCATAGGATTGTTCAACCGTTTTCTTTTTAGTTTCTATCTCTTGTTCACTTAAACTTGATCTTTTTTGTAGTATTTTTTCTTCTCTATCTTTTGCTTTTTTAGTTCTTTCAAGTGAAATTAATGTCTGTTTTAATGTATCAGTTCTTTGTTTAATTTCTTCTTTACTCAATACATTGATATTACCACTTACTTGATCTATTTCTACTTTAGCACCTTGTTCTCTTAAATCTAATATTTTTGTTTCACTAGTTACAATATTCTCTTGTCTTTTTCTTAAAAAATCTGCTAAACCTTTATTGTATTTTCTTAAATCTAATCCTAAATTATCAACTAATTTTTCTAGTTTTTCAAGTGATATTCTAAATTTTTCTACTGATCCAGTTCTTATATCATTTGATATATCTGCGATAAGTTTAGGTATATTAGGAGTTACAGCGGCAGCAGCACCTTCAACAGATATTTTTGTTTTGCTAAAAATTACTTGTGCAATTTCTTCAATTGCATTTTTAAAACCTGATGGTGCTCTAGGTCCTTTATCAGGACCTCTTGTACCTTTTTTACTAGGTAAATCAAATTCTGATGATAATGGTGCTATGTCTGCTACGGATGCCATATTATCCTATACTTGTATCTCTTTTTGATGTTTTAATTTTTGATGATTTGCCGTTTACATATAACCCAAACCAAGCAGCGCCTGCCCCTACAACAACTGATACAAAACCTGCTTGTGCGTTGTTAGGATTTTCAAGTGCCATAAACCATTGCATTGTGTTATAGAAAACTATGCCATATAGTACCATCATAATTCTAGGTACCGTTCTCCAGTTAGATAAGAATTGAGGAAGTTCTTCTTTTAAAAACCACCATACCCATTTAATCTTTTCAACTGCGTCTTTTTTCTGTTCTTCAAACATTATTTCATTCTCCTACTTTGTTCTTCTCTTTTTTTGTTTTCTTCTTTAATATGATTAACCAATAAGGATACATAAACATCCCTCTCCCAAGGCAACATTTTCTCAATATCCCCTAATGAGTATTTATGATGTTGCATAAGAGCAAAATTAGTTTCAAAATATGCCTCTAGGCTGTTATGGGCGAGGCTTATTGAAAAAAATCTCTAATGCCTTTTAATACAATAGTACTTTTGACTTTAGTTTTAGGATTCTCAACTTCAACACTATGTCTTAATTGAGGCATTGTTTCAAAGAAACTTTTGATTTTAACAAATGCCGATTGTGGCAATCCTTCTAAAAACTTTTTCATTTCTTCTTTTGTACTATCTTTACTAGGATAAATTTTTTCGCCCTCAAATATGTGATTGATACTTTGTGCCATTATTTCAAATAATGTGTCAACATTTGTATCATCTAAATTAAAACCAGCCTTGGTCATTTCTAGTGTAGGATAGTTAAATACAATTCCTAATTTTCTGTTCTCGTCAATAACAATTTTGTTTGTATGTTCATCATCAACTTGAACATTTACTTTTGTCAAATCTACCTCAACATCAGCATAAGTTTCTTTATCATCTGGACATAGCATTTTAAACTTCGCTATCTCTCCTACAGACTTTGATCTAATCTGTAAAAAGATATACTCTATATCAAATATAGGAAGTGTATCTACATCTATTTTTTCAAAAGTACACGCTTTTAATATTTCTTTTGTTGCATTTAAAATCTCATTATTGTCATTTGATTCCATAGCAACAAGTAAAATCTTTTCTTCTTTTACAAGAAAAGGTCTAAATTGTATCACTTTATCAGTAGATGGTAAAGTCAACTCATATCGTGGTGATTCAATACTTGGTAATGTCATTATATCTCCTTATTATATAATATTATATATTTAGTGGTGGTATACGGAATGGTGGGAATACCCTACCTCCTGTTATTCTACCCAATGGTACTCGTCTTCTTAAATCGTTTAGTACATCCCTTCCTGCTCTTCTTAATTCAGGTGGTAATTTATTTAAAATGCCACCGAAAGGTCCTTCTTTGATTACAGGTCTTGTGTTTAAAGAATTTCCTAATTCTATATTGCCTTGTTGGTCAATAAAGTAATTGACCCAATATCTAAATCCAAATGTAACTGAAAATGTTTGTACTTCATTTGCCTGAGCAGAATAATCAACGGCACTTATTGTTTTAGGAAATGCGTCTATCAATTGTACACCATAGGTTACATCATCCCTTTCTTGTCTGCTAGCATATTGTCCTAATTGAAATATGTTTAGGTTAGATACATAATCTTTGTAAAAATTATAATTAAAACTTCTTGTATTAATAGCAGACTTTTGCCATAATTCAAAATAAGTTCTTTCTCTTAAAAATTTATCTGCAAAAAATGTAGCAGTTATATCACCTGATTTAAAATCATATGCTATATTTCTAGCAGGTCCATTATGTTTAACTTCTTTCATAATGATTTCTCTATCAGGCATACTAATAGCATTACAAAATGCTCTTACTCGTCTGCCATTTAAATCGTGTGCTGTTTTATTTTGTTCCTCAGAGGCAAATCCTTCTAATTCTTCATTATTGCCTAAAGTTTGACCTGATACACCTTTAGGTAATTGAAACTCAGCATAGTATCTTGCCTTTCTAGCAAAACCTTCTGCCTCTTTTACATAGGATTCAAAACGACCAATAGTGGATTCAGGATTACCACCCATTCTTCGTTGCAATCTTTTATCACCAGCAACATTGTCTAGTGATCTATCTCGTGGAATACCGATACGAACATCCATTCCACCAATTCTTTTTCCGCCTCTTAATATTGCCATTACTTTTTATCCTCCCACGCTTCTGGACATATTTTTTTCATTGCCTCTATAATTTCTTCTATTGTATATGTCATTAATATGGACTACCTTTTCTAAATTGTGCCACAGGTAAATATACTGATAATGCGGCCTTGTCATAATCTATTCTTAAAAAATTACTTCTCACGTGATTATACAAATATTTTTTAATAGTGTTTTTTACCAATGGTATCTTTTTTACTCTATCATAACTGACATCAAATCTATTTCTACTAGACACTTCGTTTCTAACAGCAAATCTTTGTAATCTTTCTAACAAAGTAAATCTAGCACCAGGTCTTAAATAATGAAAATTTATACCTGAAAATCCACCTGGTATTGATTCTAAAGGCAACACTAGTGGAAATGTATCATAATATGGTAATGTCTTCTTATATTTAGGGTCATAAAAGAACATATTTAAACGACCAATACTAGGTCTGCCGTTTAGTCTACCTTGACTCATTAATCTTCTTGCTGATACTCTATCTGCAATTTGTGATACTGCATTCCGATACCAAGCAGATGATTTTCTTACACCTGCTGCTTTATCTACTAATGGGTCTAATATACTAGGCATATGCTATATTTATGCTTAAAAAAGGGGACTCTAGTTACCTAAAGTCCCCTAAAGTATGTACCAAGAGAGAGAGTATTACTCGTCCTCTGCTAATTTACTAAAATATGACATTGTATCGTCATCTTCACTAGCAACAGGTGAGTCTTTCATACTTTTAACTGAACCATTTGTTGAAGGCGGGAGGTCTGCAACAGCAACGGTTTCAGTTTTTCTAGCACCCGATAACACCCTATTCAGTTTCTCTTT